TGAGCGCCACCTAAAGTTCTTCTTTCTTTATGTTCGTCTTTCATGTAATAATTTACTAAATCGAACAAGGCAAGTTGTAAATCTTTTGGAGTACTTGAATATCCAGCAGTGTATGTAATTTTGACTGCTCCAACACCCTTTGCCCAACTTTTGGGTTCTCCATTTTTAGTTGTTCTTTGTATTGAGTCTGATTCAGTATCAGCATAGTACTCATAATTACCTGTAGTTAATTCTACATAAGCTTCTGAGTAAGCTGTTCGTTCTTCTACTTTAGTAACTGAAACTAACGGGCTTTCACTCAAAATTATAGTATTAGTGTAGTTATCTGTTATGCTAAAAGTTTCAACTTTTGCTGAACTATAATAGTCTAAAAAAGATATTCCACAATACTTCTTAACTAAATCAGAGACCTGAGGTATTATAACAGCTAAACGATCATCATCCTTTTCACCTCGGATGCCTTCTGCGTCTTTATATTCTGATACTGTTAGTAAATCTGCCATAGTTAAAAAGGGTGGGTTTAAGGAAACCCACCAAAACCATCGTAGTATTAAGCTTATGTAGCTTTATACATTTGACCCCATTTAGAAGTTGCACCGTCAATTAAGTCAGTGAATCCTAATCTCTGAGAAGCCACTAGGACTCTTCTTTGATTAGCTACTTCGTAGTCTGATTCAATTGTAACACCTCTTAATCTAGGCATTACATAGTTTCTTGGGTATACTGCAATAGCGTTAAACTTAGCAGCAGCTTTAGTTGCGAACTCGTCACATAATAGTACTCTTGATCCGAATACTTGTCCGATTTCACCACTTAGCTTAGTAGCCATGTCGCCAACTAGGTTAGCGTCTTGGAACTCTGCATCTTCAAGTAGGTTATAGTACACATCTTGTGATACGATATAAACTACGTCTGATGGGTTAACACCATATTTGCCCATATTCTTTCTTAGTCCAAGTAAGTCAGCAGCTGTCACACTATCACCGGCAGCGTAAGATCCGCTTGGTTGTGTGTAGTCACTGTCGTTTCTTGCAAGGTGTAATAAACCTTCAAAAGATGCGCCTGAAGTACCAAAAGCACCATCAGCGTCGTCACCAGCTAGGATAGCATTTTCGATTGCTCTAGCGTGTGATCTTACCATTTGCTCTCTAATTAAAGGAAGGATTGGTAAAATTGCATCTTCTTCAGTCTCATTACCTAAGTATGATTGTGAGATTAATTTTTTGGTTGAAAGAGTTCTTTCAGTCATGTCAACACCACCGAAAGGTGCACCGTAAGTGTCTCCTCTCTCAGCTAGGTTACCGTGAGGTGAACTACCTGATGCAGTTTGTGCTGATGCAAACTCGGCATATCCACTATCTGGTAAGATAGGAATAATCATGTTTGCAGAAGTCATAGCGATTTCTCTAAAAAGAGGTGCTAAGACTAATTCATTTTGAATATCTCTTTCGATATTTGTTGATACGATTTGTTCAAAATCTGCTGATGAAACACCAACGCCTGAATGTGCGTTAACTTTTTCCATCAATGATTTTGACATATCACTGTTCCAGCCTTTACCTGTGGCTAGACCTGCGAACTTAGCATCTATAATATCTTCTTCGAAGGCTTTTTTCCAGTCGCCTGAGCCTTGTCTATCAGCAAAATGTCTTTTAGAATCACGCATATTCATGATTTCTTCTGACTTTTCGCTTAATTGAGATTCGAGTTCTTTAACTACTTTTTCAAGATCTTCTTGTTTTTCGTTAACTCTTTTCTCAACATCTGACATAAGCTTTTCAGCTCCTGATAATCCAGCTTCGATAATTGTTTTTGTTTCTACCTGTTTTGCTTCTTGAACAGCCTGTTCATTAGCTTCTACTTCAGCTTGCTTTTCAGCCGCCTCAGCTTGTGCTTTTTCTTGTGCTGCTTTCGCTTCGGCTTGCTTCATAGCAATTGAAGTTGCAGTTTTTTCCGCTACTTCTCTTGCAAATGCTTCCAAGTCGATTGAAGTTTCAGGAGATTTCTTTTCTTCTGACATATCAGTCTCCATTTTTGAGGATCTCTCCTCGCTTGGCTGCTCAATTTTAACAGCGTCTGCTGCTGCGGTTGAGTTAGCCTTTAAAAATTGCTTTTTGAACTCATTATATTCGTCTATACTATCAAATGATTTTGACAATCCAAAGGTTGCACCCTGATTGCAAGGTATTGATACTACAGATACTTCAAATAATTCTGCGTCCTTAATCTTATATCCATCGGTTTCTGTCATATAATCAGCATCCTTGACTTTGAAACCAACGGAAAAGGCTCCAAGGACACCATCCTTAACTAAATCTTTTATATCACCAGCAGCTTTTGATATTCTACCAGTAATTTCTAAACCTTTGTCAGTAACTTCTAAACTAGTAGCTCTGCCTATTGGTCTATTATAGTCATGGTTAAATAGTAGGATAGGATTCTGTTTAAAGTTCTCTAATCCGCCTTTCGTCCATGCTTGTGCTTCAATTATATCACCGGCTCTATCTAGTGCATTTGTACTTGCAGAACCTTTAATATCAATACCGCCATCATCGTTCTCTCCTAATGATTTAAAAGTATTAGTCCAGTGAAAGATTTTTGTTTTATTTGACATCCTTTTTCTCCACTTTTACAGTCTTTTTAGGAGCTACCTTCTTAGGTGCTTCTTTTTTAACTGGTGCTGGTACAGGATATCTTTTAGTAACTACTGATAATACTCTATTCCATGAACCGAGCTGTCTTCTAAGAAGATAGTCTTTTACTGGAACATCATTACCAAAGTTTTTGTATTCAGCTAATGTCATTGTTTCAACGCCTTTGCTGGCTATGAAATCTGACAAAGCCTTTATCATCTTGTCTTTTGTCATAATTATTCTTCCTCGCTTGGCGGGCTTTCTTGTGGTCTGCCGCCTTCTTCTGGGTTGACTGCTGAACCTGCGATATTTGCAGGAACTCTTGGTGTATCAAACCCTTCAACTCTTTCAAGTCTTATCGCCTCCCTTGCTTCATTCGGTGTCATAATACCTGTGTTGACAAGTGTGGCGTAATAACCAGCTTGGTCTCTTAGTTCAGGCTGAAGTGCAGGTATATCACTTACATCTTCATCAAGTTTGAAACCGAAATATCTCTCGAAAGCACACGCTATTTTGTTAGTAATAGGTAGTATGGTTTCTAAATAATATAGTCTATGGTTAGGTCTAATATTTGCATTATTGCCACTATCCAGTAGAATTGGTGGAACACCTAGTGCTTCTAAAATTGTCTTCTCATTAGAAGCAATTGCTTCTTGGAAATCCAAGTTTTTAAAGTTTACTTCACTTAGGTTTTCTACCTCTAAACCACCGTCTAAGAACAATGGTCTACGTCCGCCAGACTGAGGATTGTATCTAGCAACCCAAGCCTGTAACATTCTCTCTTTGATTTTCTCAGAAAGAGTATTTGGCGACTTTAGTACCAATCCTGGTACTGCTCCATTTTTAAAAAAGTTATCCTGAAACCTTCTCATACTTCCAAGTAACTGCATAGTTCTGAAAGCTGGTTTAAGTCTCGGTACTCCTCTATAAATAGAGTTAAAACTGTTTTCTTTTATATGAATAATCTCTTTTGGACTATAATCTATAGAATGGTCATAAGTAAACTTTTCAATATAAGTGTTCTCATCACTATGTATAGTCATGTGATCTGCTGGAAGATGATACAGATGTGCACCATCAAAATAAATAAATATATTCCCATCAATTAGTAAGTCTATTAAAAGATTTCTTTTAAAAGTACTTACATCCTGAAAAGGATTTGGTTCTTTATTTAGTAATAAATCTACTCTTGTTCTTCGTAGATTTTTCATTATAGGGTTAGTACCCTGTATTTGTGTACCTACATCAAATGGTATTTCCGCAGCGTCATCCACTATCATGTTGACTGCTCGGTTTACTACCTCTAATGATTCGTACGCATTTTTATAATTAGTGACATTTTCACGACTATCAATAGTCATCCCTTCATCACGGGATATGACATATTGAGCAGGATTTTCTTTTTCCTCTCTATCGATGCCTAAAAATCTGTCATACCATGCCATATTTGTCTCTCTGTACGTTAACCCAATGTTGTTGTTTCTTTGCTGTTATCAACTTTGGTCGTTTTCCATATATTCCATGTAATCTTAGGTGATGTGTATGGCATAAAGTAACAGCTTGTTCGTAGACTTCATTATTTTTTTCTTCAATAAATCTTTCTCGAAGTCCTAATATTTCTTCTTCAGTTTCTATGGAGATTTTGTTTTCTTTCATCCATGTTTCAAGTAATTCAGTCAGCCCGTAAAAATGATGAAAGTCTAGATTCTCTGTGCTTCCACAAATGTAACAATGCGTGTCTTTTTTATATTTAGACTTAGCTTTGTCACGAACATATTTAACTAAATCTCGTTTTAAATCCATAAACCTACTTCTATAAAAGAATTATATAACATATTTAAGTTGTTGTCAAGAACTATTTTTGACAGGGGTAATTAAAATGTAGTGGCGCTTGTTTCAAACGAATAAAGCGCATACCGAATCGCATCTGCCATGTGAGAAGCATAATTGTGTTTAGGTTTTTCTTTTAATAAATTAGGATTAGGATCCCATTGATATTGGTCTAAACATATTAGAGACTCATGACATGCTTGATGCACGATTAATTTATCATTATCTACTATACCTGCTACCTGTCCTATACCATCTAGTACAGATTTCTTTGCATTGATAGTACTAATATCATAGTTTTGTGCAAAATCGAATCTTGTTTGTTGAGCAGCAGAGTCAATATAAATATAATCTATCTTCCACTTATCAATAAGTTTGCGAATCTCCGTTGCATGTTGTTCTGTAGTTCTTTCAGAGTTAAGATACTCGTCTAGTAGATAATAAACTTCCTTATCCCAGTCATATGCTATAACGCAAAAAGCTGTTGGGTCTTTATAACCTACGTCCATCCCTGCGAATACATCCATTCTTCCTGTTTCTACTTCAGATAAGTCTGCTACACAAGTTTCGTGATTAAATGCCCATACTTGACCTTCAAATACATTAAAGTCAGCCATATATTCTTGGTTAAACTCTGCTTCAGACATAGTTTTCTTCGCTTCAGCTATATCACTGTCCGATAATCTTGGATTTTCGTGATAAGTAGCTTGAATAGATGCCCATTCAGGGTATTCATCTGAGAATCCTCTCTGCCAAAACTCTGAAAACCAGTTATTTCTACCCCTTGGAGTAGATATAAAGAGTGCTTTTGAGTTTTGTTTATCTAGTGTGGGACGAAGTGCAACATTGAAGGCATCTTTTCCATCAACTAGTGCTGCTTCATCGAATATAATAAGATCATAACTTCTACCAACTACTGAATCTA